CCAAAGACGAGTCCGCTGACAAGACGATCTCTGACAACACGGACACAGAGGAGCCAGAGGAGAAATCTGAGGATTCCGCTGAAGAAGTAGACACCGAGGAGGAGCCGGCGACTGAAGCCGATCCTGCCGAAGAACCCGAGGATAGCGAGGACGCCGCCGCAGAAGAACCTGCTGGCGAGGAGGTTACGAAGGACAAGGTTCAGCGCAGGATTGATAAGCTCGTCGCCAAGCAGCGCGAGTCTGAAGAAAAGGCCCAAGCTGCCAGCGCCGAACTGGAGCAACTACGCACCGCCAAGGCGGACCTAGAAGCCCAGCTCAACCAGACCTCCCGCCCCGTTCTCACCCCGACCGCCGACAACCCGTTGGCCGACGTGGACAGTGACGAGGCCCTTCAACAGCGCATCCAGAATGCCCAAGCGGTTCGCCGGTGGGCACTTCAGAATACGGATGGCACGACGATCAAGCAGCCCGATGGCTCTGAGAAGTTCATCGAGGCAGCGGAGGTTAAGGACTACTTAGTCAAAGCTGACGACATCCTGACCATCCACGTTCCTGCTCGTAAAGAGTGGTTGGCCCAGCGTGAGCCGGCGGTGCAAGCCGCCAAGAGCATGTTCCCCGATATCTTCAAGGAGGGCAGCGCGCTCAACCAAGCCTACAAAGCCACGATCAAGCAGGCGCCAGACCTCCTCAAGATCCCCCAGCATGAATACTGGATCGGCCTCGCGCTCTACGGCGAGCAAGCCCTCATGGCCAAGCAGCAGGCCGAAGCTGCCAAAGACAAGGCCAAGAAAACTGTGTCCGCGAAAAAGGAGAAAACCGTCACACCCGTCCAGCCCGTTAGCGCGCCCCGCTCTGCCACAAAAGGCAGCTCTACGGCTGCGAAAAATCGGTTCTTCAAATCAAGCGGGTCCATGTCGGACATCGAGGACTTGGTGGGGGAACTGATCGGATAAACCCAATCAATTAGAAAACTCACACAATATGTCACAAGGACTTGTTCATCCGGCCACCGGACTGCGCGAAGACTTGGCTGACGTGATCTCGGTCATCGACCAGAAAAACACGCCCGTCACTTCCCGCATCAAAGCCGGCTCGGATCTCACCAATGGCTCTGTCTTCTCTTGGCAGGCCGACAGCTATAACGACCCGTCGTTCGACGGCGTCCTCACCAATGCGGATGTCACCACGTTTGACGATCCCGCCAAAAACCGCGTCCTCCTTTCCGGCCGCGCCCAGAAGTTCCGCCGCTCCATCAAAGTCGATGACTTTGCCCAGAACGTCGATAACGTCGCTGGCGTTGGCAAGAAGAAGGAAATGGCTCGCGGCGTTTCCCGCGCCCTCATCGAACTGAAGCGCGACATGGAAAGCGCCTTCTGCTCCAGCAACGATTCGCAAGAGCAGAGCGGCATTAACCCATATAAAACTCGCGGCCTCGGTTCGTGGATCTCCAACTCGGCTCAGACCGACTTGCCTGTTCCCGCGTCGTTCCGCACGCCGTCCGCTTCGATCAACACGACTGCTACCTCCTCTCTCACCGAGAGCGATGTCGCCGCCGTTCTTCAGAGCGTCTACGAGCAGACCGGCACCATCGACACGATGGATCTGGTCACTGGCCCGAACCTCAAGAAGCGCTTCAGCGAGTTCACCCGCTACTCCAGCGGCAGCAACACCGCTCTGAGCACCCGTCAATACACCGCTTCGCTCAATGACCGCACGGTCATCAGCACGGTGGACACCTACATCGGCGACTTCGGCACAATTAACTTGGTGCCGACCTTGTTCAATGCGAAGGACGCAGCCGCTGCCGTTCAGTCGGCCCGTGGCTACCTCCTCAACATGGACATGTTGGAGTCCCGTTACGGCCGTCGCCCCCGCTTCCAAGAATTGGAAGACCAAGGTGGTGGACCGCGTGGCCTCGTTGATGCGATTGCCGCGTTGGTGTGCTGGAACCCGAAGGGCCTCGGCGAGTTCGCCGCGACTTCCTAGTAGCAACCTCAATTAAGGAATAACAAAACTATGAAAGTCTACGAACTGCCCGCAGAAACCAAAGCCGCCTTCGGCTACACCCACAAGGTCATCCTCGACCACAACGACCTGACCGACACCGATGACGCTCAGACCATCAACCTCATCCCTGTGGTTGCTGGCACGGCCGTCAAATCCGCCGCCACCCGCCTCGTCAGCGTGTTCGACAGCTCGGACGCCGCGACTATCACCACCACGGTGGAGATTGGTCACAACGACACCACGGCTGACCCGAACGCGTTCATCACCTCGCAAGAGCTGAACCCGAGCGGCACCGAAGTGTTCTACAAGGTCAACCCGTCCACCACGCCCCACGCCTTCTTGGAAGGCACCACCGCCTCGCCGAAGTATATCCAAGCGGCTTTTGCCTGCACTTCGGGCGACAGCTTGGCCGATCACAACACCGGCGAACTTGAGGTCTTCCTTGAGATCGTTGACGTGAACGCGCTCTAAGCGTCTTAACACACTGCGGCCCCAGCAATGGGGCCGTAGCAGTTAGGATGTCAGACAATCTATGGTCAGAACTCGTCCTCGATCTCGGGGATGAGATGGCCGACGCGGTCAAGCAAGAGCTGATTGCCGGTTGGAACGCCGATGCTGTTCTCGCCGCCACTCGCCAACGCCAGATCGCCGAAGCCAGTGCGCGCATAGAGCAATGCGCCATCGAAGGCATCGGCCAGAAGGACATGAGCATAGACGCTGACGCTTATTGGTCTTGGGAAGCAGCGGAGCCGGGATGCTGGAAGGACAAAGCCTTCCGCGACTGGTTCAAGAAAAAGAACCCCGAGACTGTTGTGCCTTATACCCCCCGCAAAACCACTGTCCTCATCTAATGATTAAAGCACCCAAGCCAGAGGACATCACGGCGATGCTCTACGAGATCGACCAAGCGGACGCCGATGGCAGCCAATATGTTCAGCGCAAACTGCGCAACTGGAACACGCGATTCTGCATCTGGCCGGGGCAAAGCGAGGACGGCCGCAAATGGTCTGGTGCCCAAGGCAAGCAGCCGTGGCCGTGGAGCGGAGCATCGGACGTAAGGGTGCGTTTGGCCGACAATATCATTTCGGACAACACGGCACTCCTCTGCAACGCCTTCTTCAAGAGCCGAGTGCAAGTCCAGCCGGTGGAGTCCATGGATACGGACAAGCGTGCTGCCGCCGAAGCCGTGATGAAGTGGCTTATGTTCCAGCACTGTCTGGATGACCTTCGCCGCGAAGTAAAACTCGCCGCCCAGTTCCGCGAGACCTACGGGCTGGCGGTTATGGCCGTGGACTGGGTGCAGAACACCCGCACCGAAATCAAGTCTTTCAGCATGGAAGACGCGCAGATGATGTTGGAGCAGAGCCAAGACCCCAACCTCGCCGCCCTTCTGGAAGTGGTCATGGACCCGCTGCAAGAGGAGACCGCCGCCGAACTCTTGGGGCAGATCATCCCTGAGTTGGGCAAGGTGTCAAAAGTCCGCGAGTTCCGCGACAAGGGCCTTGTCCAGTGGGAGGAGCCTTATGTCTTTGAAAGCAAGCCGGTGTGGACCGCGCTTGAAGCATGGGAGGATGTCATCTTCCCCATTCAGACCTTCAGCCTTCAGCGCGCCGCGTTCGTTGCCCGCAGAGAATTGCTCACTGAGGTGGAGTTGCGCGAGCGCGGCGCAGTCGAGGGCTGGGACGAGGAATGGATCGAGGCCGCCTCGCAGCACAAGGGCCAGCTCAAACGCATCTCGCTCAACATCCACCGCACCGATCAGTTCCTCTACGAGCAGCTCCGTGACATGTGCGAAATATGGCATGTTTACCGCAAGGAGAACGACCCCAAGACCAACGCCATCCGCGTCACACGCTCCGTGGTTAGCTACCATGTCACTGACAAGGTCGCCGTGCATGAGTTGCTGCCCTACGCCCACGGACAATATCCTTTCATCGAACTCCCCCGCGAGCGCGCCACCCGCCCTCTGCTAGAGAGCCGTGGCATCCCCGAGCTGGTGCAGACCGCGCAGGAAGAAATCAAGATCCAGCGCGACTTCCGCTCCGACCGCGCCAGCATCAGCATCCTCCCGCCCGTCAAGGTGCCGGCCAACCGTGGCAAGTTTGACCTCGTCCTCGGCCCCGGCATGCAAATCCCCGAGCGCCGTCCCGGTGAGATCGAGTGGATGAATCCCCCTCGCCCCGACATGGGCAGCATCGAGGTGGAAGCCGCCACCCGTGCGGACGTGGACAATTACTTTGGACGCATCAGCGATGCCGTCCCGCAGCAGCGCTACATGCTCCACACGCAGGAGCTAATCGACTCTTGGCTCATAGACATGAAGCTCTGCATCGCGCAGACCATGGCGCTGGCGCAACAGTATATGACTCCCGAGGAGGTCGCGCGCATCACCGGCAATGCCCAGTTGGCATTCAACGCAAGCCCGCAAGACATCCGTGGGCGATTCGACATTACCGCTGAGTTTGACGCGCGCCTCCTCGACAACGAAGCCCTCGGCGCAAAGCTCGACTACCTCGCCAAAGTGCTGGTCCCGCTGGACAGCTTCGGCGTCATCGACCGGGCTGGCCTTGTGAAATACATGTTCCAAGCCGTAGACCCGAATCTCGCTGGCCTCTTAGTGCAAGACATCGGCCAAGCCACCGCCGCCGAGCAAGAAGACGAGCAAGGCGCCTTCGCCAAAATCGCCGCAGGCACCGAACCGCCGCTCAAAGAAGGCGGCCAAAACGCCCAAGTCCGCCTGCAAACCCTCCAGCAAATCATCCAGTCCAACCCCGCCGTCCAACAGCGGTATCAGCAGGACGAAATCTTCCGCAGCATGATCGACGCGAGAGCACAAGCCTTCCAATTCCAGCTTCAACAGCAACAGAACGCCGTCATCGGCCGCACCGGCGCCCAACCCGCGCTGCAAAAGATGGCTCAAGACCAGCAACTCGGCATGTCCGCATCTCCCGTCTCTTAGTCTCTTAGTCTTTTAGTCTCTTCGTCTCTCTTCCCATGCATCCCAACGTCTCAGTCAGAAACATCGCTGGTCTAAATATTCCCCAGCATAACGCCGTCGAGCTGAATTACGTCTCAACGACAAACAATCTCTCCACGGTGGTCTACAAGGAAGGCAGCCAGACAGTCGCCACGCTCACCTTCACCTATGTCGGCGGCACGCCGTCCAGCGATGACGCCAAGATCGCCACAGTGACCCGCAGCTAATGGCTATTCGCTTCAATCCGCTGACAGGCAACTTCGACTTCACCGGCTCCGGTGGCGGCGGCGCGAGCTACATCGACGGCGAGGTGCAAAACTTCAGCGCGTTGCCCACCGCCAACCCGCCAGCCGTAGACACCGCCTATCTCGTCCGCGAAGCCGAAGGCACTTGGCTCATCAGCCGCAAGCCCGCTGGCATCTACATTCGCGTTGCCACCACCGGCACACGCGCAACTGACTGGACCTACGCGGGGATTCTGCCGGATGTCTTCAACGACGCCAACTTCCTCCTCTATGACAACGCGGACAGCTCCAAAAATCTAGCCTTCCAACTCTCCGGCATCTCCACCGGCACCACTCGGACCTTAACCGTCCCCAATAGCTCCGGAACCATCGCTCTCACCTCGCAGCTCACCGACGTTAAAATCTACACGTCCAACGACACTTGGACCAAACCCGCCGGAGCCAAGCTCGTCCACTATTTCATTGTGGCTGGCGGCGGCGGCGGCGCATCAGGTCGCCGTGACACGACGGCCAACAACGCCGGCGGCGGTGGCGGCGGCGCTGGCGGCAGCGTCAATATCGGCTGGGCGGACGCATCTTCATTTGCCGACACCGTCACCGTCACCATCGGCGCGGGTGGGGCAGGCGGCGCTGGCTTTAGGCTCAACAATAGCAGCGGCGCGGCCGGAACGGCCGGCGGAGCCAGCAGCTTCGGATCATTAAGCTCCACCGGCGGACAAGCGGGCAGCGCAGGTTCTGGCAGCGGCGGCGGCGGCGGCGCAGGAGGATCTTCTGGCTTGGGCATATACTACTCTGCGAATTTAGGTCGCGGACCATCCGGCTCCGGAGGATTCACCGCCAACGCAACGGCGGCGGCTGCTGCACTGGGAACTGCCGGCGGTGGAGGAGGAGGCGGCGGCAAGCAGGCCACGACTTATTACAACGGCGCCAACGGCACGGCCGTCGGCCTCACCAATGTTGCCCTCACCGCCGGCGGAACCTTCGTCGCCAACGCGGCTGGCAATGCCGGAACAACATGGATCGGCGGCTACCTTGGCTCCGGCGGCGGCGGCGGATCGCCCGGCACCGGCGGCCAAGCCAACAACGGCGGCAACGGCGGACTCTACGGCGGTGGCGGCGGTGGCGGCAGCGCCTGCGACAACGACGCTGGCGGCGAAGGCAAGGGCGGCGACGGAGCCAACGGCATCGTCATCATCACCACCTACTTCTAACCATGACCGAGAAATACGCCATCCTCGATCAAACCAACGGGCACCTCGTCAACGTCGTCCTCTGGGACGGCGACACCGCCAAGTGGCAACCGCCCGCCGGAACATCCGCCGTCCGCTTGGCCGACATCGACCTCGCCACACTTCCGCCTGCACCGTCACCGGAAGCCGATCCGATCACCGCCGAAGAACACCTCCGCAGTGTCGGCCTCGCAGGCGACCGCCAGCCCACACTTTTGTATCTGCGCCAAAGCCTCGCCGCCGCAGGCAAAACCTGCGCCGAGCTGGACGCCGTCGAAGCCTACTTGCAGCAGATCCTGACATTGTTCGCCGCCAATCCGGCGCCGCGTAACGATTGGCCGAATCCCAGCGTCACCTTTGAAGCCGCCGTGCAGTCGGCCATGAACGCAATGAACAGCTAATGCGCACAGTAACCTTACAGAGCATCCTCCTCCGCGCATGGCAGCGTGTCGGCAACGACGCCAGCACCATCGACGCCATCCCATCCGGCGCAAGAACCATGATGGTCGCCGCCGCCAACGAACGCATCGCCGACTGCTGGGAGTGGGCGGATTGGCCAGAACTCATGCGCGTCGAAGAACGCACCGTCGAAGGCGACGACACGACCGGCTACTTCATTCCCTACGAACAATCCGGCCAGACCGCCATGGGCGAAGTCTTCGCCGTCCTCCGCGACAACCCTGCGACCCACGTTGCTCCCCGCGCCATCGGCTACAGCCTCCTCGGCGACAACGTCCGCTTCCCGCAGAGCACCGATTTGCCGGATACCGTGTGGGTCAACTTCCGCATTCGCCCGACCGAATACTCAGCAAGCAACCTCACCGCGACAGTTCCCGCCGTCATAGCCAAAGCAGTCGGCTACTTACTCACCTCGGATCTGCAAACCGAAGACGGCCAGCTGGACAAGGCACTCGCCATGGAACAGCTCGCCGAGTCCGAGCTGATCTCGCAGCGCGACAAATACTATTTCCAACAGGGCCAACCCAGCATGTGGACGGCCCGCGTCAACCAATACTAAATTATGCACCCGAATACCCGCATCACCAACCGCACGTCCGGCAGCCAATTCATCGGCGACACAAGCACCGTCACCGCTGACATCGTCTCCATCGATGTGATGACCGACACCAAGTTCCACACGCTGACCGGCAACCTCACCGGCGCCGCGAACGCCACCGAGGCCAGCGCCGCGCTCATCAAGGCGGGCACGACCCTCGACGGCTTCTTCAGCGCCATCAAGCTGCACAGCGGCACGGTCATCGCCTACCGCAAATAGTGAGGAGCCGGACGATGAGCCTGTCGTATTTTCATCATAACTTCAGCACAACGGAAAAAGGCGTCATCGGCACGGCCACGTCCATCGGCTCCTCAGTGTTCAGCATGCTGCCGCACTTGGAAGCAACCCTCCGTATAGGCGGACTAATTATAGGAATTTTGGTCGGACTGGCCACGCTCATAAGCGTCCTTCACGACATCAGAAAGAAACAGAAAGAACTAAAGAAATGAGAAACTGGAAAACAACACTCCTCGGAGTCCTCACCATCATCGCCTCGCTCTCGACCGCTGGCCGCGAGTTCCTTGCCAACGGCAGCATCCCCGACCTCGGCCTCATCGCCGCGAGCCTGCTCGCCGGTTGGGGATTAATTGTAGCGAAGGATTCAACCGCCCGCCTCTGACTCCATGAGCCACGCCCGCGTCACAAAACTCATTGCGTGTGTGATCCTCGCCGCGAGCTGGGCTGCTCTTGCGGGTGGTTGCGTGACCGTTGGGTATGACTTCTTGAAGCAGCAAGCCACCGTCACGTTCGACGCGAAGACTGTCAAAGAGCCAACCAAGTGATCCCCAAGAGCCGACCACAACAAAAGCGCGACGAGACGATGAAGCAGCTCAAGGCTGCCAACGTCAGCGATCCGGTGTGTCTGGTCGGCATCCGTGGCTACTACCGCGACAGCATGGGCGCCAAGGGCAAGCAGGATCGCGGAATCTATGACGATGCCATTATCCTTGTCTCGCCCAACGCGCACGTTGCCTTCAACGCAAACGTCGATCCGGCCCGCTACGGCATCAACCCAAAGATCGGCAAGGGCTACGCATCCCTCAAGTCAGGGGTCTACCGCTACAAACTGGGCAAGCACGGCGTTCGGAGCGGCAACCCTTACAAGGCTCTGGTGCAAGGCGATGCAGTCACCGTCCAGCGCGACGGCGGCAAGGAAGAGACCGGCTTCTTCGGCATCAATATCCATCGCGGCGGAATGACCCGCACCAACAGCGAAGGATGCCAGACCCTGCCGCCCGCCCAGTGGCCCGCCTTCATCTCGCTCGTTGAGTCCGAGATGAAAAGGAACAACGCGAAAACCGTCAGCTACGTCCTGACCAGCCGGAAGGACGCCGCCTAATGGCATTAGAATCTCCAGTCCAACGCGATGGTGACGCCGGTTTCCTCGGCTTCGCCTCTCGTTTGAACCCGCTGACGTTGCCCGCAGGCATGCTGCAAGACAGCGTGAACATGCGCTTGGATCGCGGAGTCGCACAAACCCGCAAGGGCAGCAAGCGCCTCACCGACACCATCGGCACAACCGGCGCCCCGCTGACATTGGATTTCACCCTCGGCACCGACAAGACCGTCACCTCAATCACCCGCGCCTCGACCACGGCGACCGTCACCGCGACCGCCCACGGATTCACCAGCGGCGACCAAGTGAACATTCGCGGTGCCGTCGAGACGGACTACAACGGCGACTTCCTCATCACTGTCACCGGAGCCAACACTTTCACCTACACCGTTATCGGCAGTCCCGCGACACCGGCCACCGGCACCATCGTTGCCAACAACGGCCCCGAAGTCCGCGACAGCTATGACGGCGGACTCTATGCCGCAGGCGTCTTCGCCAGCCAGAATTACGACAACGCCAACGAATACATCGTGCTGGCTGGCAGTGACAGCGCCACGCTTTACCGGCAGGGACAATCTCCGGTGGTCAAGACTTACCCGACAAGCCCCGCTGAAAAGATTGAAGGCACAGACACTGTCTCGGTGGTGCAGGCATTCGATCGCCTCTACATCCTCCGCGAAGCCGACCGCGCCGTCACCGGCTGGGAGCAAAAGCTCACGACCGCTTCCGGCATAACGGTCAGCACCACCACGGCCACCATTAACGTCACCGCCCACGGCTACCCCGAAGGCGCCCGCGTCCGCATCGAAGGCAGCACAACGCCCGCCTTCGACGGCCACGAATACGACATCACAGGCATCGCCACAGACTCTTTCACAATCACCGTTCCAAGCGGCACCGCAACCCACGCTGCCGCTGGCATCAAGGTTCGCCGCGTCAAACCCCCGATCTACTGGTCTGGCGACAGCGGCAACTTCGTCCGCGCCACCGCGGGCATTCCGCCCGAAGGCGTCACCTACACCCGCATGCCAAGTATCGGCTGGGCGAGCTACCACAACAACCGCATGTGGATAGCGAAAGATCGCAATACGGTTGGTATCTCGGACGTTCTGGATGCCGACCTCTACGATCCGTTTTGGAACAGCTTCCGCGCAGGCGTTGGCGGCGATGACCGCATTGTCGCCGTCCACCCATGGGTCGAAGGCCAAGCCCTCGTCTTCTGCCGCAAAAGCATCTGGCTTGCCACCCTCGGCCAAGTGTCTTCCACAGATGGCAGCGACTTCAGCGTGGACACTCCAGTGTCACAGCTCACGCTCCTCACCAACGAGATCGGTTGCAGCGCCCGCAACACCATCGTCACCGCAGGCTCGTTTGTT